CCTGCAGCAGACCGTCGGCCGCAAGCTCACCAACGGGCAGCGGCTTTGGTATTTCAAGAAGCGTCAGGAGCTCGGCCGGAAGATCTACTCCGAATACCCGTCCACCATCGAGGAGTGCTGGCTGGCGCCGTTCCCGGGAGCCATCTACGCACCCGGCATGGACAAGGCCCGGGGAGATGGTCGGATCACCGATGGAGTGCTCCACTACGAACAGCTGCCGGTCTACACCTGCTGGGACATCGGAGCAGCCGTGAACACCAAGGTCTGGGCATTCCAAGTCGTGGCCGACTCGATCAACTGGCTCGAGTGTCTCACTGGTGGAGATGACTGCTCACATGCTGGTGAGTGGGTAAAGCGACTCCAGTCACGCAACTACACCTATGGTGGCCACTTCCTACCACACGATGCGAAGACCGATTACCAAGGGCAGCTGATCAGGGCAGGCCTGCAGCACACCGTCTGCCTCCCTCGAAACACCAACGAGTGGGACAACATCAACACAGCTCTCGGCAACCTGAGCCGGTGCAAGTTCAACAAGGACGGGTGCGAGCATGGTATCGACTCTTTGGATGCGTTCAGGTCCAAGGAAGAGAGCGATGGAGTCACCGTGCGCAACGTCCCGGTACATGACTGGGCATCGCATGCGTCTACAGCTTTTGGATACGGTCACCAAGCCATGAAGCTCGGATGGCTCATCGACCGATCCGCGATCCCTGCCAAGGTTAAGCAGGGCAACCAATCCAATGCGTCACGAATGGGAATCAGGAGCCTCCACGCCAAACGCCGAATACCAACCAAGACAGGACTGAGGAGAGTAGGATGATCAGATGCCGCAAGATAGCTGACGCAGCTGAGATGCAGGTCGTGCAAGACACGATGGACGAGGATGGCCACAACGTGCCCAGCGTATCGCATTACTTCATCATAGAGAACGAGGGCGTGGTTGGAGCGTTCAGCGTGGCCTACGCGCCTGTAGTGTTTTTCTGGATGCAGACCGGCGTGACCGGTATCACATCGTTTAGAGCGATCACCCTCGTCAGGAAGACCCTGAGGGAGATGGGGCATCACCGTATGATCTTGCCCATCGAGGAGTCGTCACCATATTTCGAATACTTAACAGGGTTGGGGCTCACCCATCTCGGCAAAGGCGAACTATTCATAGGAGAGATCTAATCATGTGTTTCGGAAAATCATCTAGTCGGCAGCAGCAGCAACAGGCAGTGCCACCACCCACTCCTCCCGTGACCGAGCGGTCAGCGGAGGTCAAAGCAGCGTCCGACCAGAGTCGTCGTGATGCCAACCGCCGGAAGGGGTACCGCCGGACCTTCTTCGCTGGTGAGACGGGCGGGGTATCGAAAGACAACCTCGGCACTAAAACCCTCTTGGGATCCTGACCATGTACGACAGCGATAACACTGCGGCAGCCATCGTTGCCCGACACGGCGCACTGACGGCTGAGGCCGACACATGGTTTACCCTGTGGCAAAACATCGCCGACTACGTCATGCCACGTAAGAGTCAGATCACCACCAAGAAGACGGAAGGCGTGGAGGGGTTTGGAGACGACCTGTTCAACCTTACCGCAGTAGATGCCAACGGGGTCCTCGCAGCTGGCCAGAAGGACTACATGGTCTCGGGTGATTGGTTCGACCTTGCGCCACCCATGAAGACCGAAGACGACGAGGTGAAGCGGTGGTATCGGGAGGTGACTGAGATCCTCCGCGATGAGCTTGGCCGGTCCAACTTCCACTCACAGATCCATGAGATGTTCCTCGACCGAGGAGCGTTCGGCACTGCTTCGATCAACCTCGAGGAGGGCAAACGGTCGCTGTTCAATTTCGTGAAGTTCGATGTCGGCACCTTCGTCTGCGATCAGGACGAGGAGGGATACGTCGACACCATCATTCGTGAGTTCAGCCTCAATGCCCGTCAGTGCCTCAACAAGTTCGGGGAGGAGATGCTCTCCCCTCGCATGCTCAAGTGCATCCAGAGCGACAACGTAAAGGATTTGGAGCAGAAGTTCCAGATCCTCCACTACATCGCTCCCCGGGCTGATGCTGATCGGGATATGGGCAAGATCGATGGCCGCAACAAAGCGGTGGCCTCAGTGTATGTTGCAAAAGACGATAAGCACACGCTGCGAGTCGGTGGCTACGATGAGATGCCCAACGCGACCACGCGCTTCCTGAAGTGGGGAGACACCCCGTATGGCTTCAGCCCATCCATCGCAGCACTGCCGACCATCAAACAGGTCAACTTCATCGAGCAGCAGATGGATGCCCTCGCAGAGATCGCAGCATTCCCTCGCATCCTCATCCCCAACGGTGTTGACGGTGAGGTAGATCTACGTGCAGGTGGCCAGACGGTTTACGATCCAGCCACAGCAGGTGATGCAAAGCCTGAGGAGTGGGGCACTCAGGGCCGTTACGACATCGGCAAGGACCGGATCGAGATGAAGGACCAAGCGATCCGTGAGCTCTACCACAACGACCTGTTCCACATGCTCAGGGACTTGGACAAGGGGCAGATGACTGCCTACGAGGTGAGCCGTCGTGAAGCCGAGAAGATCGCCGACTTCAGCCCGACCTACTACCAGCTCGACGCAGAGGTGATGCAGCCACTGCTGGCCCGGGGATATGCAATGCTGTTCCGTGCTGACCGTCTACCGGAGCCTCCAATGGCAGCCCTCGCGATTGGACCTGACGGATCGTCACCGGTCCTCCCGATGCCCAAGGTCGTCCTGACCGGCAAACTGGCCAAGGCGATCAAGGCAGCCGACAACAACTCATGGATGGAGTACCAAGGCATGATGCAGAACATCTTTTCCATCGATCCAACCATCATTACCGACAACTGGGACATGGACAAGGTCGCCCGGGGTGTGGGTGAGAATACCGGCATGCCAGTCGAATGGCAGCGCAAGGTCATTGACCGTGACGAGATCCGTGAACAACGGGCTCAGGCCGAGCAGCAGGCAGCTGCAGCACAGGCAGCACCCGGCATGGCCAAGGCAGCTAAAGACATGGCTGATGCGGATCCTGAGATTAAGGAGCAGATGCTCGGAGCATGAAGCCGGACGACGTCAAAAAGCTGGATGCCGCAAAGAAGGCACAGGAGCGCCGCAGAGCGATAGCCTATGCCACGGTATTCGGAACGCCGGGAAAGCGCACAGATGCGCAAAAGATCGTCTGGGATGACATGGAGAGGGGCAGCTTCGCATTCCGATCCACCATGGCAGTCGATGAAGGCGGGAGAGTAGATCCCATGAAGATGGCAGCCAACGAAGGTCGCCGGTCATGGCTCAACGAGATCAGAGATTTTATCCGTCAGTCCACAGGGGTCTGACATCAACGACAACACCATCAGGAGACATCACCATGAGTGAAGATAACGACATGCCCGAAGAGGGCTTCCCAGCCGACGCACCGAAGCGTGGCTACACCATCAACGAGAAGAGCGGAGACATCTACCGCACCGAAGGCGAGAACACCACGCTGGTGGCCAACCTCAATCCAGAGGGCGTGCTGTCCATCGAGAAGGAGTATGTCCGATTCAGGGCTGCCATCGTCCGGTTCCTCAACAGCGGTGATGAGCCGTGGGAGATCGTCCAGACCATCGTCCGTGGTGACGAGGAGATCGCCAAGCAGGAGCGACAGATCCCAGCCAACCAGATCCCACCGATGCCCAAGATGCTGCGTTCCATGGGGGACAAGACTCCTGCGGTCATGGAGTGGTTTGAGAAACACAAGCCGGCCGAGTTCCGTGCCCGTTACGGCATCATCGGCCACGGCACGGTGAACCGCACCCGTCAGGTGCTCAACAACGATGGCAACCCCACTACGGAGGTCTACCAAGAGCAGGCTCTCCTCGCTCGACGCAAAACCCACAGGACCGAGAAGGTCGAAGCTGGGACCGGTGCTGACTCCCGATACGAGGACTAATCCATGAAGCTAATTCAATTCCTATGGGCGTTCATCGCCCCGATCATGCTCCACGCCGACGATGACTCTGGCGGTGGAGGAGGCACACTGCTCTCTGGAGATGCAGGTGGTGCTGGAGATGGTGGAGATGCAGGTGCCAGTGATGGCGCAGGTGACGCCGGATCCAGTGGCGAGCCGTCATACTCCATGCTCAACGTGTTCAAGGATGGACAGATCCTCCCCGAGGCAGCGAAGCAGTTCGGTGAGGACAAAGGCCTGCACTCGTTCTTCGGCAAATACGCCAAGGCCGAGGATCCCAACAAGGCAGTGCTGGACGGCATTAAGAACCTCCAATACCTCGCCGGCACCAAAGGCCTCGAGCCGTTACCAGATGATGCCCCTGACTCGGTGAAGGAAGAACGGGCCGAGATAATGCGTAAGGCCAACGGCGTGCCTGCTACTCCCGCTGACTACGGCATCGTCAAGCCAGACGACATGCCCGATGAGCAGTGGAATGGGGAATACGTCAATGACATGGTCTCGGTCCTCCACAAGTATAACGCACCACCAGCAATGGTGAATGAGCTATTCGAGATGGATGGCCAGCATGCAGCCAAACTAGGCGCCGAGACCGAAGCCGCTCAGGCAGCAGCCATGAAGGCAGAGTCGGCCAAGCTCACAGAGGCGTTCGGCAGCGAGATCCAAGAAAAGACCGACCACGCCAAGCGCATGGCACGGACCCTCGGACTCGACCCCGCCACGGATCCGATGTTCAACTCGGCCAACGTCGTGAAGGCGTTTGCTCAGATGTTCACCATGGTCAGCGAAGACAGGATAGTCTCCGGCGATGGTGGCAACAACCTCGGGTCATCCGACCGGGAAAAAGCAAAGGACATCATCTTCAATAAGGCCAACCCGCTCAACGCAGCCTACCATGATCCCGATGATCCAAGGCATAAACAAGCGGTTGACCAAGTCACCGCATTCAACAAACGTGCGGTCTCCAAGTCCTAGGGGTAGGGTCTTGGTCACAAGATAAGGGAACCCCCGGGGAGCAGTTCACCACCCCGGGGGTTTTCTGTATCCGGTTAGCGCCTACGCCATGACCGAGTGATGCGGATCCCGTATGCATCAGCGTCCCGCTCCGAGGCTGATCCCCTCGCTCCCCAGACCATTCCTTTCCGTCGCTTTCCCTTTCCTTTGAACTGCCAGAGGTGGCGAAGTTCGTGGGCAATGACATGGACGATCTCTTCGTGATCAGTGTAGCACTCCCAAGGCATGTAGCCCCTGCACTGCTGGCGTTGCTTCCTGACTTCTTTGCGAGAACAGCTGACTCGGATCGGGCGAGGGTGTTCTCCAAACGAAGATGGAATCTTGATCGTGACGAGGGGGACATGGCGTCGTAGCCGAGCGTTGTAGCGGTGCCATTCATACGCTAGTCCACGGAGGCTGTAACTGGTTTTGTTGAACTTGATATCGAAGGACGAGACCCCGGGAGGAACCGCTTGGCGGATCATCTCTTTTAGGATCTCGGAGGGGACGTTAGATGTGTTTGTGAATCGCATATCACCACCATTATACCAAATCGACTTTGGGGGATCCGGTGATTTCGGACCAAGCCCAACGACTTACGAAACACCCACGGGGCATAGAAAAAGTGCTTGACCGGGTTTTGGTGAAATACCGGAGCTTGACACATGAGCCGGATGTCGCCGATGTATGGATACAGCGCAGACACCTTCGTTCATCGGAGCCTGAGCCATCAGAGTCAACCTACTGAGGCCCAATCAGGACACCCTCCACGTAATGACTGTTTTACCCAGCCAATCCGGCTGAATCACATTCACTCGTAAACGAAAGTTTTTATCATGTTAGAAAGTCTGCCTGACCATTATCAGACGCAGTTTGCCGACAACTGGGAGCACCTTCTCCAGCAGAAGGATTCGCGCCTCGAGGGCAAATGCCGCCGCGCCACGATCAGTGGCAAGGAACGTCAGTTCTCCCAACTCGGGAAGAGCAAGATGCGCCTCATCACCACCCGCAATGGCAAGACCATTGCTTCCGACACTCCGATGGCCAAACGCTGGGTTCGCCCGCAAGGCTACGACGAGGTCACCCACATCGATGAGTTCGATGACATCGCCCTCGGCGAGCTCCCAGCTCCCGATTCCGAGCACGTCGTATCTCACTCCATGGCTGCTAAGCGCACCATGGACGAGGTGATCATCGCCGCCCTTGAAGGCACTGCCTACATCGGCACGACTGGCACCGATGCCGTCGATGTTCCTGCTGGCCAGAAGGTCGCTGTCGATTACGTGAAGTCCGGTTCCGCTGCGAACTCCGGCCTCATACTCGACAAGCTCACCAAGGCTAAGTTCATCCTCGATTCCAACGAGGTGGAAGAGGAAGACCGCTACTTCCTGCACAGCGCCAAGCAGCTGCAGGACCTGCTCGACAACGCCATCGAGGTTAAGTCCTCGGACTACAACAACGTGAAAGCGTTGGTGGACGGCAAAGTCAGCCGGTTCCTCGGCTTCACGTTCTGCATGTTGGAGCTCCTCACCATCGATGCCTCGACCGACATCCGCACCTGCATCGCCTACCACAAGGCTGGTGTGTTGCTCGGTATCGGTCAGGACAAGAAGGTGAATATGGACATCCGTGCGGACCTCAACCACACGGTGCAAATCCGCACCACCCTCCTTCTCGGTGCTACCCGCATGGAAGAAGAGCGTGTCGTTCTCGTCTACTGCGACGAGTCGCCCTAACCCTCAACCAAGGAACCAATTACCATGGCTGAAAAGAATACTGCCGAACGCGCCGTTCAGATCGCTCCGAACCTCGGAAGCCGTCTCTCGGCGAAGCTCCTGTCCCCCATGCTCCTCTGGGCTACCGTCACTCGCACGGTGGATGCCACTGAAGCTGCTGCGGACGTGATCAACATCATCGACCTCCCGGCCGGTGCCGAACTGGTCCCCGACCTCATGAAGGTGGCCAACGACGGAGCAGGCGGCACTAGTGTCGTCATCTCCAAGATCGGTGACGCGGAAGACGATGACCGCTACAGCGCGACCAACATCGCGTTGACTGCTGCGGGCAACGTCTCCGTTACGCCGACCAATGCCATCGTCGTGACCCCGTTCAAGATCACGGAGACCACGAAGACCATCAAAGCCACGCTCGCCGGGACTCTCCCGATGACCGCTGGCAAGAAGATCGTCTTCAAGGTGCCCTACTTGGTGGTGGTTTAATACCCACTCACTGATGGTGAACTACGCCCCATCTGCCGTTGTGGTGGGTGGGGCGTTTTACTTTCCAACCCTCCTTCAAAATGTCCGTAACAAGTAAGACCCAGATCGCCAACAAGGCCCTCGTTAAGATTGGTGCCAAGCGCATCACCGACCTCGCCGATGACAGCAACACGAACGCTCGGACCTGCAACGAGGTATTCGACCAGATCGCAGAGGAGGTCATCCGTTCGGGTGAGTGGAACTGCCTGAAGGCCCGGGCAAACCTACCACAGGCAACCACGCCGGAGTTCGGCTGGGACTACGCCTACACGATGCCCGAAGACTGCGCCCGGGTGATCAAAATCAATGGCACCTACAACGACGCCGAGCCGGGTGACACGTATGAGGTAGAGGGTCGATTGATCCTCACAAACGCAGAGTCGGCCAAGGTCCAATACGTGAAGCTCGATCTCACTGTGGCCAAGTGGGATGCGCTCCTGATTGCTGCAGTGGCCACTAGGCTGGCATCTGAGATCGTCACAGCACTACGCGCAGACGACGGTCAAGCCTCCCAAAGGCTCCTCGCAGAGTATGAGCAGGTCCACCTACCCAAGGCCCGGGTGAAGGACGGCAACGAGCGGAAGAGGATCCGACGTAACCCGGCCGATGAGTCCCGCTTTGTCCAATCCCGACGCTTCTCGACCAATGGCTGAACTGACCCGTAACTTCACCTCATTCAATGCCGGTGAGCTATCGCCGAAGCTCGATGCCCGGGTAGACATCTCCAAATACCAGAACGGGTGCAGGGAGATGAAAAACTGCATCGCAGGCATTTACGGAGAGGCTGAGCGGAGGATGGGGCTGGAGTATATCGCAGGCACCAAGACCAACAGTAAGAAGAGTCGCCTGATCGAATGGGAGTTCTCGAGCACCACGGTATTCGTCCTCGAGTTTGGTGATCAATACATCCGGTTCTACTCCTCCCGGGCACAGGTAGAGAGTGGTGGATCGCCTTACGAGATCAGCACGGTTTACACCGAGGACGAGCTGTTCGATCTGCAGTTCACCCAGATCAACGATGTGGCCTACATCACGCACCCTGATCACCCGGTCCAAAAGCTCACGCGCATCGCGAACACCAACTGGACGATTGCAGAAGCGGAGTTTAACGTCCCTCCGATGCTCGACGAGAACATCAGCACCACGACGATCACTCCAAGTGGCACTACCGGCAGCATCACACTCACCGCAAGCACCTCAATCTTTGAGTCTGGCCACGTAGGCAGCTACTGGCGCGTTGCTCACCTCCGTGAGTCCAACTTCGTGGAACAGAACATCACCAGTGCCGCCACGTCATCCACGATCCCGATCCTCGGTGAGTGGAACGTCAGGACCTACGGAGTTTGGAACGCAGACATCCTGATCCAGCGCAGCCTCGACGGTGGTTCTACGTGGAACACCATCCGCAAGTTCAGTGGCAAGGAGGACCGCAACGTTGACAGTGTCGGAACGCAGGACTTCGAAGCTTTGTTCCGCGTGAAGATCGAGAACTACTCAGCACCCGGGACCGCAGGAGCAACCACTCCTCGGGTGGTCATTGAAGCGGTTGACAACTACATCTACGGACTCGCCAAGGTCACGGCATACACGTCCGGCACGCAGGTCACTGCAACGGTCATCACGGACTTCTACGCCACCACCGCATCCATCTACTGGCAGGAGGGCGCATGGTCCGACGTCAGGGGCTATCCCCGGGCAGTCACGATCTACAACCAGCGCATCGTGTATGGAGGGACCGAATACAGAAAGCAGACCGTCTGGGGGTCAGTGACTGGAGACTACGAGAACTTCCTCTACGGCTCAGGTGACACGGATGCATTCTCATTCACCATTGGGTCAAAGCGAAGCCAGACCATCCTCTGGTTCGTAGCGCAGAAGGCACTAATGATCGGCACCACATCAGGTGAGTGGGCTATGATGGGTGGAGCGGACAACGATCCGATCACGCCGACGAGCGTGCAGGTGTATCCACAGTCTGAACACGGGAGCTCAACCATCGCAGCAAAGCTGGTCGGCGACGTCGTCCTGTTCGTGCAACGCAACGACCGGAAGATCCGTGAGCTCACATTCTCGTTCGAGAAGGACAAATACGTGGCACCCGACATGACCACGTTGGCCAACCACATCACCAAGTCAGGCATTGTGCAGATCGCAGCACAGCAGCTACCAATCAACATCCTGTGGGCAGTGACCACCGATGGCCGACTCCTTTCGATGACCTACGAGCGAGAGCAGGATGTCGTAGGATGGACCGAGCACACCACAGATGGATTCGTGGAATCAGTGGCAGTGGCTTTTGGAGATCCTAATGACGAGGTCTGGTGTGTAGTCCGTCGCAATATCCAAGGGGGCGACAAGCGATACGTGGAAGCCATGAAGCCAGCTTTCGAGCCGGACGAGGGTGACGCCAAGGAGGATGCATTCTTCGTAGACAGCGGTCTGACCTTCACGGCTTCGGATACTGCACTTGAAGTGAGTCTCATCACCACCGATCAGGTTGGAAGCGTAGGAGGGGTCTACACCTACGAGATCCTAGTCACCACCAATACTGTCCATGGTCTGACGGACGGTGACGTGATCAACATCACCGGCACCAGAGTCTTTGGTGCACTCGGTGAGTTCGCAGTTGAGGTGGAGACAACTTCCCGGGTCCGCCTGCTAAAGGCAACGCTGGAAGGCGACACCGGACCTTACACCTCAGCGACTGATGGAACAGGCGACTACTACACCTTCAACTCGGCCCTAGCATCGCTGCCGTCATTCCCATACCCCGGAAGCTATGTGACAAAAGCAGTGAAGACGATCTCCGGCCTCGATCACTTAAAAGAAAAAGAGGTCAGCATCCTCGCAGACGGATCAGTCCACCGCCCACTCACCGTGGACGTATCAACCGGCTCAATACAGCTCGACAATGCGGCCAGCGTGATCCACATCGGCCTGCCTTACACCTCGCGCATCAAGCCCATGAGGCTAGACGTGAACCCGACCACCGGTGTCTCGCAGGGTATGAAGAAGCGCATCACCGAGATCCACGCACGACTCCTCCATTCATTGGGCCTGATAGTTGGAGATGGTGAGACCATGGACGAGGTCACGTTCCGCAGTGCTGGTGACCTGATGGACAATTCTCCACCTCTGTTCACCGGGGACAAGGAGATCCCATTTGACGGTGGCTACGACTACGCAGGTGACATCGTGATCGAACAGACTCAACCTCTGCCCATGACGGTTCTGGGTATAACAGCGAAATACGAGGTGACGGGATGATGCAGCTTAAGGAGTTCACGGCAGACGACTACGAGACCTGCGCCCAATGGTGGTCTGGTCACGGATGGGAGCCGGTCCCTGCCGTAGTGCTCCCGAAGCTGGGCATGATGGTGGTGGACGACGAGGCCCCCATCTGCGCGGCATGGCTCTACATGGACAACAGCGTAGGTGTCTCGATGCTCGAGTGGCTGGTCACCAACCCCGACGTATCACCGATGCAGACCGCACGGGCAATCAAGACGCTGGTGGCATTCATGTCGGACCGGGCGAAGGAAATGAACTACGGCGTGATGCTCACGACTTGCCGTCAGCCTTCACTTGCTCGAATGTATGAGAAAAGTGGATTCATTAAAACCGATGAGGGAGTGACTCACCTCCTCAAAATGGTAAAAAAGGAGGAGCAATAATGGCAGCATTTACATCACTTGGATTAGCACTGGGGGCATCCCAAGCATCAGCAATGGCAGTAGGACTTAGTGTAACTGCAATGGGCGCGACAGCAGTCGGGACCGGCGTGCAGATGTATGGGCAGCGCCAGCAGGCGAAGACGGCGCAGCGGACGGCTGAACGCAACGCGAAGATCCAAGAGAACCAAGCACTGCAGCTGGAGATGGATGCCCGGGAGAATGCCCGACGCTTACGCGAGGAGAACAAGCGCAAGCTCAAGACCCAGCGTTCACGATACGCAGCTGCCGGAGTCATCAACGAGGGCACACCACTTGAGGTCATGGCCGAGACAGCAGGACTGCTCGAGCTGGATGCTCTCGAGATCGGACGTCAGGCTAAAGCGAAGGCAACCGCACAAAGGGCGGGCGCAGTGTCGTCACGTATTTCTGGATACGATCAATCCCGTGCGCTCAAGATCGCATCTGCTGGAACCCTCTTGAGTGGCGCAACGTCCATCGCTGGTATGGGGTATAATATGTCCAAATAAGGATCAGCACACCATGGCAAAAATCCAACTAGCACCACGCAACTTCACCCCGACCGTTCCGGTTGGAGCAGCACCAATTGATCAGGCCGCAGCGATGGCCCCGGGTCGAGCAATCGAGGGAGTAGGTCAGGAGATCCGCCGCAGTGCCGAGATGCTCTCGAAGATCGCTGGCGACGTGCAGAACCAAGTGAACAAAGGGATCCTCGCCAGCGAGGAGACCACGCGGATGGAGACAGCGGCAGCCATCGACAAATACATGCAAGACAACCCTGCCGATCCAGAGAGTTGGACGAAGTTCAGGGAGGACACGATAGAGTCCTACAAGCAGGAACGGCAAACGCGCATGGAAAAGAACAGCTGGGGCCGAGATGTCACCAGTGCCGATAGCATAGCCAATGACGAGTTTTGGACCCGAGCCGAGATCAGTTTCAATGCGAAGACAAATCAGGGGATGGTCCGGTATTCCAATGCTCGCCTGAAAGCAAACGCGGACGCCCATCTGCGTGCAAATAATCGGAAAGGATTCATCAAGGCGATCAATGAAATGGACCTCACAGAAGAGCAGCGTCTAAAGATGCTTTCTGAGGGCCTAGAGGAGGGGATGTATAACATCGCCAGCAACCAGATGGATGCGCTTGAAGAGGAGACCCTCGCAAATCAGATAACTGGATACGAGGCGTTCATCGACAACATCACCGCAAAAGAAGATGGGCGATTTGTTGAATACGAAGAGAGTGACGAGAACGGCGACCCCATCGGCGGGATGAGTCTTGGTGGTCGCACTCGACTGCAATCAATTGCAAACGCACGACTCCGACAGGCGGAGAAGCAGGTGGCTTCGAATGGGCGCATGCTGTTACGCGAACTCACCGCAGGCCGCGCCACGCTGTTCGACGTGGAAGAGGCCGTGGCTGCCGGGGAGATCTCACAGGAGGTTGTGGACATGCTCCAACCGGACTTGGACGCGGCCGAGCAATACGCCAAAGACGTGGCAGCACAGGAGCTGCTTGAGGAGGGCGTTGCGAACACCCGACGCGCAGATACAGACCGAAATGCTGCCATCAAAGGCACCATTGGTGAAGAAGAGATTCAGGCCAAGGTCATGGCCGGGCAATACACCCAAGAGCAAGGCGACACGATCATCGCCCAGATGAATGCACGCACCCAGTTACAGCGCACAGATGAGAAGAGCGACTACTCGAAGATCTACCACAAGATTTACAACGATTACACAGCCAAGATGATCAATGATCGCTCGGCTAAGATCTTGGGTAGCAAGAATGGCATAATGCCGAACTGGGCACGTCAGCCATCTGATGATGATTACCGCAAGATACTTGAGAACATCAAAGAAGCGGACATCACCAAGGAAAACCGAATAGAGCTTGTGCAGGCGTTCTTGGCACTCCGGTCTTCAGACCTTGAAGACCTCGAAGAAGAGGGCACTGGATGGTTCGGTGATCGGAAGTTCACGGAACAGGAGAAAGGGGCTCGTATGGATTTCATCGATACAGTCGCGCTGAATCTCGGAGCACTTGGTCCGGTTGCTGCTGGAGAGCTCATGTTGGCCACCGACTTGGAGATCCGGCAATGGTTCATGGGGAAACCGAAAGCCTCAGCCGGAGAGATCACCGAATACATGAATGGCCTCAAGCAGCGGGTTGAGGGTCTTGCAGCAGATAGCCTCTTCGAAGACTTCGGACTTTAAGTATCCATGGCATCAACTTTAGCACCCTTCTTCGAATCCCGAGAGACCCGGGCCAACCGTCTCCCTTCAAGCGTCCGTGACCAGTTCAAGGAGCTCGAATCCAAGTCACTGGATCCTGAGTTCGGTGATCGCCAGTTTACCGCGATCTGGATGGCCAGCAAGATGGGCACCAATCGCAAGGATGTGCTCGCCAACTACGATGCCATCGCAAACCGGATGTTTGGTGATGGGATGACCCCGGGTCAGATCTACGACAAGATCACGGAGACCTATCAGTTCGAGACCACGCCAGAACCGAAAGAAGAAGAGGCACCAGAGGCACAGCAGCCTGACGCACCCTACGTGCCCAAGATCGGCACACCGGCTGCGCCTAAGGGAGCTCTGATGTACCCAACCTTCGGCATGGATCGTGGCCCGGGATTTGGGAACATGGGCGTAGGCGGCGTGGCCAGCTCCAAGGCGATCCCGTTCATCCCAGACTTCGCCAAGAAGATTGGTTCAGGTTCATCGGAGATGGTCTACAAAACCGGTGCAGGCCTGACCGCTCAGTCGGAAGGCATCACGAAAATGGTGTCGGGATTCCCGACGCGCCCAGTGCTGGCAGCAGACCCCGAGTTCGCCAAGCTGAGGGATGAGGCCAGCCAGATCCTCGATTACTACGCTACATCCCCGTATGACGAGCCCGGGAGCTACCAGCCGGTCCCGACCGACGCTGAGGAAGCTCGCCTGAAGGCCATTCGCTCAAAGCAGAGGGCAATTTCCAAGCAACTGGATGCCGAGTATCGCAACGACATGAGGGAGTGGCTTAAAACGCCTGCAGCAGCAGCGTCGAAGCAGATGCGCAAGATCACGGAGCAGCTGTTGGATATGGCTGACGAGATGGACAACCTCTACAACGTCGATCCTAAATTCGCGGAGACCACAGCTGGGCAGGTTGCCGGATACGTTGGGAGCCTCCCCACCACGGTTGCGCTCGCAGTAATACCCTACGCAGGTCCCGTGCTAATCGAGTCCCTGATGTTCACGGATGTTGAGCAGGACCGAGCACAGACCGAGGGAGAGGACTACGACCGAGACAAGGCGTTTATCCAGAACGTGGCCACCGCATCGATGCAGGCAGCGGTTGAGAAGGCGTTTGGTTTGGAGGTGCTCTTTGGTAAGGTGCTCGCAGCTACGCCCAAGAAGCACGGTCGCGTGGTCTTCCGCGATTACGTCACCACCTTCTTTCGGGAAGGGTCGAAGAGCGCTGTGGCTGAGGGACTCACGGAGCCCACTCAGGGGTTCATTCAGGACATGATGGCTACGATCTCCTTCGATGAGGGGCGGGAGCTCGTAACCGGAGAAGCAGCCAAGCGTCGGCTCATGGAAGCAGCCATCGGTGCCGCTGGTGGTTTCTTGATGGGTGGGGGTATCGCCACTGCAGCCGACATTGACCAAGGCCGAGGCGTGAACGCGGGAGACGAGTACCTGACGACCAAGGACGGTGAGTTCTACTCGGAGGTGGACTTCCGAATCATGCGTCGATTGAAAACCGATGAGGAAATCAAGGCGATGGCACCGGACCCCGCGACTGGTGAGCTCCTCCTGTCGGCTGCCAATGGCAACAAGGTGTCCATCGAAGAGTACAACAACAAGGTCGCCGACAAGATGTTCGTTGAGATCGACGGTATTGAGCTGGATGGGCCGGACATGGGCGGATTCAACGGGTCGAGCCTCGGCATGATTGAGGGCGCAATGGTATTCAAGGATGCAGCAGGCCAATACCACGTCCTCGACCTGCAGGACCCCAAGCAGGCTGCGTTCGTGGAGCAGTTCAAGGCGACTGTCGCCGACCAGATCCGACAGCAGGTTCGCAATGAGACAGCCGCCCTGATGAACAGCCGACTTGAAGAGGGTCGTAAGTTGATCGTCGATGAGGAGACCACCAAGGTGGTGCAGGACTTTGTCGATGAGGGTAAGATCACTGCAGAGGAAGCGGTCAAGCGCCTCGAGGTTGCACGCGACGTGAACAACAAGGACGCAGGGATGGACCCTGCAGCAGCCAAGGTGTTCGGCGTGAACGAGGCCGAGTATCGAAACAATCTATTTACGGATGTCTCCCGGGTGTTCCAAGGCAGCACACCACTGGACGTGATCGAGGAGGTATCCGAGGGCTACATCAAGAAGCGCCTCGCGTTGAAAGATCTCGACCAAGCTGAGCTCAAGGCATGGCGGGAGAAGTATGCTGCCGACACCGGAGTGGTGAACAAAGGAGAGGACACGATCAGCGACATCGAGTGGTTCTCAAAGCGGGTCATCGATTACGCGGTGGGCAACCGGAAGCTGTTGGGCATGCCGACATCGTGGGGGAACTTCCTGCGGTCCCTCGGTGAGCATCTCAAGGCAGTGCTTAAACTGTCCACGACGATGAAGAAGCTCCAGCGTGATGGGAAACTGGATACGGGTTTCGAGTCGGCCCTCAAGGGTGCGATTGGGATCATCCCCGTGGAGCAGGCCCAGACCGAAGTTTCTGATGCCCGGGCACAACGTCAGGCCGAACTGGATGCCGCGTTCGGGGGACAACGTAAACCGGACGAGGCTCGCCGTGAATCACCGGAAGCAGCCGGCCGACTCAACTACGATCTACGTCGCCAACAGGCAGAGGCAAACGCCGTGCAGAACATCAGTGCGCAGCTCTCAGTTCAGGCTGAGCGGATGATGGAGATGGAGGGGTATGACACGACCTTCAGCATCGCAAAAATCGGTGGACAATTCGATTCTACAGGGGCACAAGTTACCTCTCCCGATGCTCAGCAAACGTCAAAAAGCTCAACTGTTCCGAATCCCAGCACCCAAGCGGACGCTACGGGAACGGATGGCAGCAGCCGGTTCAGGGTTAATCCTGCAACCCGAGGACGTAGCTTCCGGGAAGCCCTCGAGCGCACCCGCAAAGAGCACCCCCAAGGTGCAGCGGTAGCGGTTTACGAGCTCGAGACCTACCTCAACCCAGAGAACCTACTCTTCCAGTCCGAGGATCAGCTCGGTGGGGTAATGGTTACCAGCTATGGTGACCTGCAGAGCGTCCACAAGGTGCCGGGATCGACCGCTAAGATGAAGGCAGTGCTGGCGGAGGCTTCCGAGTATGCCAGCACGCTGGATGCGTTCGACATCGGTGGATTCCTCCCGAACCTATACGGGCAGTTCAAGTTCGCACAGGTTGCCCGTGTTAAGTTCTCCCGGGAATATGCTCCAGATGGTTGGAACTACGAAACCATGGGTGAGCCGGACGTGGTCTTCATGGTTCGGGACACCGACGACGTGCTCAAAGGTATCGAGGTGCCAACTTTCGAGGCGTCCGAATACGAAGCTGCCGCCGCAGTGCAGGCTAAGGCTAAGGCCAAGGTGGCAGATGCTGCGGATGCGGTGCCGGATGTCACGTTCTCGATCACAGCAAAAGACCTGTCCGTAAAACCCCCGAGGGGAGTAAATGCTATCGATACCGGGGCGTTGCCGATCTGGAATATACCCAAGCGTGCGGATTCCCTCACAAAGGTAATCACCAACCCCAAGTCACGGGACGCGTTCTACAAACGTCTGGACTCGGCTCTGAACTGGCTGCGCAAGGATCCTTCAGTGATCGCCACCAGCTCGGGATGGGTGCAGTTCATGCGCAAGGCCGGTGTGTGGGGCGAGGTCCCAATGCCGCCGACTGGACTGGCAGAGCTGTTCGAAAACCCTGCAGGGTACGTGGAAAAGCTGAACGGTGGATACCACGGAGACCGGTCCATCGCGGGCACGCAGAAGAGTGCCAAGCAAGGTCTGGACGGAACGGTAGAGATGCGGTCAATAATCGGAGAAGGTAAGGCCCCAGCGGAGTGGGCGGTTGCGTTGCACCATATGTGGGGCGTGCTTTCACGGATGTTGCCACCGATCCACCAAGAGGGGATGTGGCTACGCTTGATTTCGCACCGTCCAGTGCTCGATGCCATCCAGTCGTCAATCGACGGGACGTTCTCGCTGACCCTAAAGCAGTGGAGTGGACTGGTGTTGGACGCCCGCAAGGCGACCAAGGATGGTGCGGGCCAGATCGGCAACGCTGCCACAGCTAATGCGAACGCGTTCTACCTGATGCTCAAAAACCTGAACGGACGGTGGAGCGATGCGGCGGATGTGTACGCAGCACCAAATGCCAAGGAGATGGGACGCAAGTTTTGGGCACTCGATGCCGGTGCTCTAGGGATCAAGAACAAGGTCCAACGTTTCATCGGGCTCACGTTTGGTGTCCCCGGCGTGATCATGGACCGTTGGAAGTTCGTTGAGTTTTGGCTTCCGTCCGCGATGGAGGGAGTGGGACATGGTGAGCCCAAGCAGTACTTCAAGTACTCTGAAAACGTGCCCGGAGACCCGGTCGGAGTGTATGGTGTTTATGGGGGCGTTGACGCGAGCAACACAGTCCTCTCGCTGGCGATGTACGAGGCGCTCGAGACTTCGTTGCAGGCAGCAATCGACGCGTCACCAGAACTGCAGGCCCATCTTGGCAAACACGCCAACCCGGGTGGCCTGCATTGGCACGGCTGGAATGCGATCAAGAACGAAGCGGTAGGTCACAGTTCGCTGGATTTGACCAAGGACCTGATGCGGGAGTATGGAGTTGATATTGATGCGAACAAGGTCCACGATTTCATCCGCAATGGCAGCTACTTTACAGAAGGCTCGGAAAACCGATACACGAACTCCAAAGTCATCCTCGACCGAGGACAGATTCGCGTTGAAAGGACCGTCATGGCCAGCGGACTTCAGCTCGGAGGTGCCGGAGTTCAGCGACGAGGAGCTAAAACAGGCACTGATGGAAGCAGATCAAAAGGCGTAAAGACTACGTTTTCAACGAGCAGTGCCAAAGACGACATTGCTTTAGCTTACGAACTATCCGGCCAGCCGGTCACTGAAGCACAGCAGCTGAAGGCACGCTGGGAGCAGATCAACGCAAAGCGCCTCGCAGCAGCAACCGACCTCCTCAATCGCCAGATCAACAAGCTCCCAATCCCGGAGCGGGTGGAGCGTGCACAGAAGACCGGTGAGGCCACGATGGCAGCTCAGTTCCTTGTGCCGGTATCTGGTCGCCTACAGCGCATCTCTCGACCCCTTGCACAGCGCCTACGCCGGTTCGAGTTCGATCTCGGTGTAGCTATTAAGGACGATCTTGAGAAGGTCACCCCGTTCATGGAGGGCTTTAAGAGGATGTCGAAAGAGGATGCCCAGACCTTGGACCTTGCGCTGAAGAACGGCGACGTGGAGACCCGAAACACGGTGCTCGATGCCTACAACCTCCGTGAGGCATTCTCGGCCGTCATCGAGGTCTTGAATGAAACCCGCAAACGCGGGGAGGCAGCAGGCTACGATATCGGAGAGATCGAGGACTACTACCCACGCAGGGTCATCGACTACGAGGGTCTGCGGCAGTTTTACGCTGGAGATGCAACGGTCGATGGAGAGATTGATCGTGCGATCACCGAGGCTGCCAAGAAAGCCCGGGCTGATGGAAGAGAGCTGACCCGGGAGGAACGGATCGAGGTAGTCAACCGGACCCTCCAACGGGTCAACCGTGCTGCATCCAAGCCGGGTAACTTCAAGGGACGAGTGACCGACATCGTGAGTGTCGATGCCAGTCAGTTCTACGCGGACTCCGCGACGGCCTTGATCGGCTACATAGAATCTACCAACAAGGCTATCGAGCAGCGCAGGTTCTTCGGCAAGTATGCCATTGAGCAGGATGGCGCCACAGATGAATCGAGCAAGGTGCTGGCAATGGACGCATCCATCGGCGGGCTGGTCGATGGGTTAATTGCAGATGGACTGATCACCCCGGCCCAACAGGAGCAGGTGGTCGCCATACTCAGTGCCCGGTTCAACTACGCAGCCTCTAGTGGTAAGATCCAAGCGTTTAAGACGCTTGGCTACATGACCACGATGGGGCAGGTCACTTCCGCCATCACCCAGTTCGGCGACCTGATGTTCAGCCTCTACGAGAGCGGCGCATTCAATACGATGGTTGCGGGAACAAAGGCTGCTGTTCGCCAGTCCAACGTCACAGTGAAGGGGCACCTCGGCCTCGAGAACGTCGCCCGGGAGTTCGATACGGATATTACCACGTTGAGCAAGTTGCTGGACGGGGTATTCACCATTACCGGCCTTCGCTACATCGACATGGTAGGCAAGGAGACGCTGATCAACGCGAGGTTCCGCCAGATCTCGCAGCAGGCCAAGAAGGGCAAAATCAGCCAGAAGACGGCACAGCTACTCGAGACCACGTTCGGTCAGGAAAAAGCAGCTGAGGTGCTGGAAGACTTCGCCGAAGGTATCATCAATGATGATACGGTGTTCGCAGTTTACTCAGTCCTCGCGGACTACCAGCCGATCTCCCTCAGTGAATATCCACAGGGGTATCTCGAGAACCCGAACGGACGAGTCTTCTACATGCTAAAGACTTTTACGCTGAAGCAGCTAGAATCCTTCCGGCGGGAGGGGCTCGACGACATCGTCAACGGCAACCTCCAACAGAAAGCGTCCGGCTTCCGTAGACTCCTCCACCTCGCTGGTCTGTTCTACCTCGGCAACATCCCGGTGGACTGGATCAAGGATTGGTTGATGGGGCGCGACCCCCAACTGGAGGACATCATGGTAGACAACCTGTTCAAGTTGATGGGCATCTCCCGGTGGCATGTGTGGAACTTCCGCTACCGGAAGAACCCGCTCGAGTTTGCGATGCAGTTGGCGATGCCAGCAGCACCTTTTCTCACATACCCGCTTCTCGACATCGAGATGGCAGCCAAGCAAATCGCAGAAGGAGAGGACATCAAACCCGGTAAATTCAACACATGGCGCATAATTCCGGTCGGCGGGTCACCAATTTACTGGTGGGCTGGGGGTGGAGCTGACAAAGTTGAGGAGAGGCGTGAGGAGCGGGAGGGAATCGGTTCTCGCAATAGATGATCGCCATAGCACAAAAATGTATCCAGAAAACCATACGTCATGAGCATCTCATCTGAAACAACCAGACTTTCGGTCACCCTGACATCGGCTGCTCAGGAGATCCCGGTGGCCTTCTATTTCGTCCAATCGTCCGACCTCAAGGTCGTGACCAGTGCGGGGGTGACCCTTGTCGAGGGAGTGGATTACAGTGTGGCTGGTGCTGGCAACTCGGCGGGAGGCAATATCACAACTATCCCTACAGCAGGCAACGGACTGGTGATCGGTTCGAAGCTGGCCATCCTCCGCGACGGTCCACTCGACCAGCAGGTCACGTTGACCAACAACGGTGGTTTCCCCTCAACTACGATTGAGCGTGCTTTCGATAAGATCGTGACCTTGGTCCAGCAAGTTGCAGAGATCGCAAGCAGAGCGATCAGGCTGCCAGAGTATGAGGCCGGATCCGCCAGCATGGAGCTACCGCTCGCAGCGACCCGCGCCAATAAGTTTGTGGGGTTTGATTCGGACGGTGACATGGTGATGAAGGATGCATCAACGGTGGGTGGATCGCTCACGGTACAGTCTGATCACGATGACTCGTTCAACGTGACGAAAGCGGGATCCGGTAACGGTGCTTCGGTTATTTTTGATTCCGAAGATGCCCCCAAGTTGATCCTTTCAGAAGGGAAGTGGCTGGTCACTGGTGAAGTGACTGCACGGACCTCAAATGGCAACGACACGATCTGGGCTCGGCTACGCAACGTAGAGGATAACCTCACCTTTGGTGGCGGCGGATCCTGTTGGCAGTTACAGGTGCGCACGAACCTCAGTGCTGCGGGATATCTGAACGTCCCAGCTGGTGAGACCCGCACGATTCATTTCCACGTATTCGCGGAGGACTACACTCTCGATGTGGGCGCATCACCGGATGGCCCCAGCGGATACCTAATCGCTCAACGAGTCCCATCGGACGTCTAATTCTCAACTCAAACAAAGGCACATCATGACAAGTGAATCACCCATCGGCGACATGGTCGCAGTAACCCCGAACGACTCGGCAGCTATCCTCACGTCGAACGGGGAGGAGCAATCAACCCGGGCACTCTACGTCGGCGTCGGAGGTGACGTATCAGTCATCACAGACAAGGGGCAGACGGTAATGCTCAAGAACATGGCGGAAGGTGTCTGGCACCCGATGCGAATCACTCACGTCCGATCCACCGGCACTGTAGCAAGTGACCTTTTAGGGGGATACTGAGCAATGATCAAAGTAGGCACAGGCGTAGCGATCACGAACGGCACCTTTGCTGGTAGTGGTGGTGTCTCAACGAACGTCTACAACCGACCGGGAGGGACCGACGAATACCGCCGACCGGGAGGGACCGACAAATACAACCGACCTTTATAATCAGGAGATAAACCGATGGCAAATATCACAGTATCCTCACCCGTTGACAGCTTCATGCAGTCAGCCAACGAAGCTCAGATGCGAGATCGTATTGGGCTTGGCACGATGTCCACACAAGACGCAAACGCAGTTGCCATCACCGGCGGCAGCGTGACGGGTCTCACGTCTCTCGACGTGTCGGACAATACAACCCTTGGCACCAGCCATGGAGATACGGTAGAATTCAACGCTCGGATTGCGTCTCAACTTACGCCGGCGACCGACGACACCCACGACCTTGGTCGCCCGGGCCACGCGTGGCGCAACCTCAACATTGCCGGCACGGCAAACATCGACTCGCTGGTTGCTGACACGGCTGATATTGACGGCGGCACGATTGACGGCGCAGCCATCGGGGCGAC